GCCTTTGTGGTTAGGGGTCAAGTCCAATTATGACGATTCATAAATTTTACTAAGACGTCTTTGAGTATACTTCCACTGTGAACTGAATCATAACCAACATGACCAGGCTGTGAATTTATCTCTAAAACATATGGTGGAATTTTTTCTCTATCTTCAGATACAATTAAGTCTACACCAATCCATTTACCACCAATTGATTTATCAACTTTTAAACAAGTTTCTTTTTCTAATTCTGTTAACTGGAATTTTTCTGGTTTAGAACCTTGATGCACATTACTTCTAAAATCACCGTCTGCAAGTGGTCTTTTCATTGCACCCATGATTTCACCAGCAATCATCATAACACGAACATCAAAATCTATTTCAATATATTCTTGAAGTATAAGACCTCTTTCAGAACCTAACTTATTAATGATTTGTGCAGAGGATAATAGTTGTGCTTCATCTTTAATTTTAAGAACACCAACTCCACCAGTTCCTAAGATTGTTTTGAGAACAACTGGAAACTTACCACCAATACGTTTATGAATATCTTCTAATTTATCTAAGTCATTCACTAAAACTGTAAAGGGTTGTTTGATATAGTCTTGTTCTAATTTTAAATAAGTATGATACTTATCCCAACAAATATTATGAACTGACATAGGGTTAATAACCTTAACACCATTAATAGTAAGTTCACGATAGAAGTTTTGCCAACTTGGAAAATCATTTGATTTAGACCTATTGAATACAACAGTATTATCATCTATCTCAAATTCATTATCTTCTTTGTCACATATAAAAAGTTTGTTATCTTTTCTTAGAATATATGCTTCTTCTATTTTTGCTTTAAATCCAGTTAACCCCAACTGTTTACCAAATGATAACATCTTGTCAGCAAGTGGGTCAGTTTCTTCTTTTGAATCATCACCAACATTACTAGGGTCATTATAGATTACAACAAAACGATATGGTTTGTCTGGAGCCTGTTCAGCAATATAATCTTTTAAAGAGATTACACCACTTTCCTTGTCTGAAGCAGTACTCACATACATTTGATTATCCATTCATTGTTTCTGGAAAATATTTGTTAATCATTTCCAATCGGTCATCTGCAGCTGCAAGTTTATCTAACTCTGCGATTACTGCCTCTGTGATATCCGAATGTTCACCAATACCAGCAGGCATGGTTTGGTAAACTAAAATATTTGCTTTATGTACTGCAACTTCACCTTCTGCTTGTGCTCTTGCAGCTTCCATTAATGCAATGCCTGGTTTCATGTTATTACCCTTCTTTCTTTTTTCCAATATTGTACTTAGTTTCAAGTGACCATTCGTTTTTCTCTTTAAACGAAATGACCTTAATCTGTGATAGTGGTGCAGCTTCTACTACACTTTTACTCACCACATTAATCAATCCCCAATCTGATAAAAGATTAGCAATTGTATTCCTTCTTGCGATATCGTTTTCTGAAATATTCGTGTCCTTACCATCTAGAGCGAATAACTCCTTGAAATGAACAATGTAATATTTACCTTGTTTATGTAAGATATGGCAGGACTGAAATAGAGTTTTGTTTTTTCTTGACGCAACACCAATGCGAGAAAGTGTTTCACGAACTTTGAGAAAGTCATCTGGTTCTTTCAAACCCACCTCAAGCATTTGGTCTGGTTTCCATAAACTATCATTCATTTTTTCCACCTTTATTCAATTTTGTTTTTATATAGGCGATTTGTTCATCATTTAGTATGTTCAACGCAGACCTTGCTTTTTCATTATTATAACCAAAGTATTCTTTGACATACTCTAAATTCTTTGTTTTACTCGCCTTCATCCAAGGAGCATATCTATTTTGTCTCCTTACACTATTTAGTAAAAAGTCATACTGTAGTTTGTTATCAAGATGATGGTGGAAGTTCATCTCATTAACTAACATGACCGTATCATTAAATGGTGCAAGACATTTATTCATGATGAACGGTGAGTACTTCTTTTCGTAAAGAGGGTCATCACCATCCATCAAGTTTTCCTTGGACTTATTGATTGAGTTTAAGTATTCTTTAAGTTCGTAAGCCATCTACTTGAACTTCACTTGAGACATCAACTCTGTCATACACGCAAGAAGATTTATCTCTTGGTCTGCGACAAAGGCGGACTTGTAAGAATAGTCAGCAAGTATAACAACAGCATGGGGGATAGTAGAAGGCACCAAACTATCATAAAGGGAATCGTAAATCCTACGATAAATACGGCTTGGGTCATTATCAAGATTGTTGACAATCCATCTACGAACATTGGTAAACTCTTTACCTTTAAGAAATGTAAGAAGTTCTTTGATTGAGTCTTCAGATAAGTTAACCAGTATTCCAGCATCAATTTTCCCACTTGCACTATATCGTTGCAGTTCATTCAGAACCCTTCTCCAATCTGGGAAGAACTTTTGAATAAGTGATGCAACTACTTTTTTATCATAGTATATCTGTTCATTATTTAGGATTACCTCTAACCTATTCATAAAGTCCATTGCAAGTTGTGGTTTCTCTTCGTTAGGAATACGAAACTCAATACTTGAACAACGACTATGAAGTGGTTCAATGATACGGTTCTTGAAGTTACAAGTCAGAATAAATCCACAGTTCTTACTGAACTCTTCAATAAATCCACGCAACGCAGGCTGTGTAGATTGTGGATTAAGATAATCTGCTTCGTCAAGAATAACGTACTTACGATTACCATCCATCGAGACAGTACTCGCAAAGTTCTTGATTTTGTTTCTAAGTACATCAATACCAGATTCCTCAGAACCGTTAATCATCATGTAGGTACAACCAAGTTCTTCTAACATTGCCTTTGCAACAGTTGTTTTACCACAACCAGCAGAACCAGACAACAATAGATTAGGACAGTTTTGATTGTCTACGAATTGTTGAAATGTTTGTTTCAACTCAAATGGAAGTATTGCGTCCTTAATCGTTTGTGGACGATACTTCTCTACCCATAATATTTCATTCATAAATTAATCCTCAAGCAGTTTCTAGTGCGATAAAGTATTCAACATCCTTATTAACATTCTTGAAATTAGAGATACCCTTTGAGGATACTTTAACTTCGTAGTCACCAGAAAGTAACTTCAAGTTTTCAACCTTGAAAAAGAACTTTTGATTTGGTGTACCACCTTCTCCAACTTCAACACTGAAACTGTTTGACGTATCATTCTTTCGGTCTGATACTCTTAGATTCATTGTACCACTTTCATCTACATCCAGAACCATATCTGGAACACCAAGAACAGATGAAGCCTTTAATACTTGATTGAATACACTTTGTTTAAGTGTAAATACTGCATCTGGGTCAGGCATTGTGATATCAGATTTTGGTGTAGTCACAACAGTTGGGTCACTGTAAAAGTAATTCAGTGATTGACCACCTTGTGAGATTTTTACACTATTGTCACCAAAGTCTAACTCTGGGTCTTCAAACAATGACATTGCAGATAGGAACTCGTTCAAATCATAGATTGCGAATTCACTTTCAAATGTATCTGGTAGAGTTGCCTTTGATACAATGTTCTTCATTTGAGACATTGTTGCAATCTGATTACCAGAAGTCACCAATAGATTAGCGTTGATTGTAGAATAGTTCTTCAACACTTCTCTAGTATCATTACTAAGTTTCATATCAATTTTTCTCCTTGTCATGATTATGTAATGCGATTATACCATAGTGGATTACCTTTAGCACGTCTTTTCTTGAGTCTTCCCTACTACCTTTTTTACCGTAACGCTGTGCATATTTTAGGATGTTACCTATAGTAAATCCAGTTCCATGGCCAGAGTCTAGAATAAATTCAGTTGCTTGAAATTTGTTTTGGGAATAGTGCTGATTATATGTAGAATCAATATACTCAGCAAGTTCTTTTAGAATCCTATCTTCAGAATATTTGTAGTTAATTAAACTCTCTTCTTTGACAGGCTTTTCTTCTTTATCTTTACCAAAGATTTTCACATTTTACCTCATGATATAAATTGTGGAGAGGGGTAAACCCCCCTCCGATTTCAGATTAGTATGCGTATTTTGTACCAAGTACTTTTGCAATACCAGCAGTAAGGATTTCCCTAGAGGGAGCACCAAGTCTATATGCAACACCTTTTGTAGTGTCGTTTGTATAGATACAATGACCTTCACTCTTTAGAGTATCAATCATTTTAGTTGGTGATGTAAGGTCAAACCTTTTTCTCAAAGTTTTCCATGTCACATTTTCACCTTTTGATAGAAGGTTTAGTACCTTCTGTTTTTTAGACAATTTAGGTCTACTCATAATATATTCTCCTTATCATGATTTAATGTTTAGACTATAACATAAAAGAAGGGTGATGTCAAGTCACCCTTCAGTATTTCTATCAATTACTTGATAGTAATTAGTTGAGGTTTTTTCTCCTCTGGTACAATTCTCTCCAATGAGATAGTTAACATCCCATCTTTAAGTTCTGCACCATTTACTACGATATCATCTGCAAGTGTAAACTTTCTTGTAAAGTTTCTCTGCGAGATACCTTTGTAAAGAGTGTACTCATCAGTTGCACCAGTGTCTTTATCCTTCACTGATTTAACTGTAAGAACCCCCTCAGCAACTTCCACTTCAATATCTTTTTTACCGAAGCCTGCGACAGCCATTTCAATTACAAATTTGTAATCTTCTGTCTTTTGGATGTTGTAAGGTGGAAAACCAGTTGACTCTGCTTGATGTGTAACGTAATCAAACAATCTATCAAACGTCCTATCAAATCCTACAGCGTAGGGAGTCATATGGTTGTAATCAAACGCCTGAAGGGCGTTTTTAAGTGTGCTTAAGTTTGTCATTTTATATCTCCTTATTAAGCAAGATTAATATTTGCATACCCACAATGGCATATGCGATAATGATAATGTCGGTGGGCCGCACCGATAAATTCTGCATTGTCTTACCAATGATGTACCAATAAAGGTCTACGAAGGCCTTGTACTGAACATTATCACTATTATTTATATGGGGATTAACTTTCAAAAGTCAACCCCCACACAAAACTTTTTTTAGGCAGCCTCTGCATATTCCAGAGCCTTGTCAAGTGCTTTCAACTTGACCCTACGATTTCGTCCATACCATGATGAAGTCATTCGTCCATCATTTGAACGACCTTGAATGTGGTCTGTCATGTAAGTGACAGTATTGAAGGCGTTCCAAAATGAACCTTGAGCAAAGTTTGCACCAGGCTGTGTATCCAAATGTTCCATAGCGATTTTTGCATTGTTGGAAGTGAATGGAATTACACCGTCTACTTTTTCCTTTGCAGGCGAACCGAATACTTCATTGAAGTACTGAACAATGTTTTCAGAAGTGTAGGGTTTAGAACCAAGGAATTCAGCCATTGTTTTGTACTGTTCCATTTTCTCTTTTGCGATACCCATTTGTTCTTTAACCTCAGTAGAGTCAAACTCTTTTCGGTGATTAACTTTCACCATTGCATTACTATCTTGTGATAGTGAAAGTGTCAATGTGTTATTGCAAACTACACGAATCGGTGTCATACGAATATCAATCGCTTTTCCAAACTCATGTGGATTTGAGAACAGAAAGTAATTTT